TTATAGTAGGAGGAGGTGGAGCAGGAGGTTTTGGTCATGGAGGAGGTGGAGCAGGCGCCGCCGTGTTATATAGCGCAAGTGCATCTATAACTGCTGGAACCTATTCTATAGTGGTAGGAGCCGGCGGTTCCCAATCTACTAGTAATGCATCAAATAATCCAGGTAGTTCTAGTAGCGCATTTGGTGTTACTGCTACAGGAGGAGGTAGCGGAGCAAACGAATATGGAGATGATACTTCCGGTAGAGGTGGTAACGGTGGCAATGGTGCCAATAGCGGTGGCGGATCCTATAATTGTATAGCAGGTACTGCCACTGCTCCTGTTGTTAGCGGATACACAGTTTATGCAGGCAAATCAGGTGGATCGGGTAATCCCGGTACTGGATATAATTATGGTTGCGGAGGGGGCGGTGGCGCCGGCACAAGTGGAATCAACGGTAATTCAACCAAAGGTGGTACAGGTGGAAACGGAATTCTTATAAATATAGACGGAAACAACTATTTGTATGGAGCAGGAGGAGGTGGAGCCGCATTTAATAATACTAATGTACCTTCATGGGGAGGAAGTGGTGGATTAGGTGGCGGTGGTGGCGCATCAGTTTGGGGTGTAACTTCTAGTTATATGACTGCAGGATTAGGCGGACTTCAAGGTAGAAATGCAGGTGGCAATGGATCAGTAACAGATTCAGGAACAGGCGGCGCCGGCGGCGCAAACACAGGTAGCGGCGGAGGTTCCGGTGCAAATGAAAACGGTATTGGTGGCGCAGGCGGCAGTGGTATAGTTATTATAAAATATAGGTTTCAGTAATATGGCAACACTTAAAAACACAACGGTTAATGATACTGGATTTTTAGCACTTCCTGTCGGTACTACAGCACAAAGACCAGTAAGCCCTACAACTGGATACACTAGAGTAAACTCTACTACTAGTGCGTTAGAAGTTTATTTTAATTCATCTTGGGTGCAGGCAGCATCGTTGCAGTCTATTAGTGCTACCGGTGGAACTATAACTACGGTAGGTTCATATAAAATTCACACATTTACTACTTCAGGTACATTTTCAGTGTCATCTGCAAATGCATCATCTACTGTAGACGTTCTTATAGTCGGCGGTGGCGGAGCCGGCGGCCCAGCTTTGGGTGGAGGTGGTGGAGGTGGTGGTGTAGTATATTTACCAGCAGTTCCTGTTACGGCTACTAATTATTCTATCGTAGTAGGTGCAGGAGGATCCGCAGTATCGTCTGGAACTAGTGGAAGCGGTGGAAACTCAACTGCATTTGGTGCTACTGGAGCAGGTGGAGGAGGTTCAGGTCAACATGATAGTGGTGATGGCGTTGCCGGCGGGTGCGGTGGAGGCGCCGCATCGAACAACAGTAGAATAAATCAAGGTGGTGGAACTTCAGGTAATAGCACTGGAAGTAACACAGGTACAATATATGGTACTCGGGGCGGTAACATGACGGCAGGACGAACCGGAGACCCTACTAGAGCGGCAGGTGGAGGTGGCGCTGGAGGACAAGGCCCTGATACTAATCCCAACACCACAGGTGATACTGGATATGGTGGTCAAGGTTCAGGCGGGCCTGGTATGCAAAGTGCAATTAATGGCACAAACTATTATTGGGCTGGTGGTGGGGGCGGTGGAACCTATACTAGTGCAGTAGGTGGATATGGCGGTTACGGTGGCGGTGGAGGTGGCTCCGCCAATGGTGGGGGAGGTGGATTAGGCGGTACCGGCGGAATAAACAATGGTAGTAACGCTTCAAATACTAGCAACGGCGGAGCCGGCGGAACAAACACCGGTGGAGGTGGAGGCGGTGGCGCTTGGAGCACTTATTCAGGCGGCACCGGTGGCAGCGGTATTGTTATTATTAGATATTTGATATAATGGGAATAAATTATGGCACATTTTGCAAAAGTAGTTGATGGTTTAGTAATTAATGTCATTGTAGCAGAACAGGAATTTATAGATACATATGATGATGGTATTCCTGGTCAATGGATTCAAACTAGTTACAACACTAGAGGAGGAATCCATTATGATCCTGATACAAATACTCCTAGCCTAGACCAATCTAAAGCATTAAGAAAGAATTTTGCTGGAGTAAGATTTGCATACGACCCAGTCCGTGATGCTTTTTATGAACAACAACCATATCCAAGTTGGGTATTAAACGAACAAACTTGTTTATGGGAAAGTCGTGTACCTTACCCAGATGACGGTAAACGATATGTTTGGAACGAAGATGAATTATCTTGGATAGAATTTATCAATTAAATATCTGAATGAATAACATACAATCTAATATAGTCAATCTTTTCCCTACACCAGTTGGAATCTACACATTTCCTAGAGAATTCACACAAGAAGAACTAATTTTTGTTCGTGATTTAGAAAAAGCAAAGAATATTGGTAATCAGAAAAGTACAAATTTCTATGTACTTAAAGAACCTGAATTGACGGAAATAAGTGATTTCCTCAATTCTTGTACACAAGAATACTTTGATAGAATATATCAGCCAAAAAACAATGTAAGATTAAGAATTACACAGAGTTGGTGTAACTATACTGAGGGTATGGAATTCCATCATAGACATACACATCCAAACAGTTTTATTAGTGGTGTATTTTATTTTCAAACTAATAATGAAACTGACAAAATTTATTTCTATGAGGATAGTTACAAACAATTTAAGATCCCCGCTAGAGAATATAACACCTACAATAGCGACAGTTGGTGGTTACCTAGTGTAACTGGTCAATTATTGTTGTTTCCTAGTAAACTTACGCATATGGTTGAAACTAGATTAGAGACTCAATATACTAGAATGAGTTTAAGTTTCAACACATTTCCTGTTGGAAAGTTAGGAGACGATAACGAACTAACAGAATTAATACTATAATAAATAGTATTATGGCTACATTAAAAAATTCATCTATAAATGATACAGGGTACTTACAGTTACCAGTAGGAACTACTGCTCAAAGACCTTCACCTGCTAATGGTTACATGAGGGTAAATTCCACAACAGCATCTATAGAAATGTATTACAACGGTGTATGGAATACCGTTGCTCCTATAGGCACGATTCAGGCTACTGGCGGAACAATTACCTATTCAGGTAATTACAAAATACATACCTTTACAGCATCAGGTACTTTTACAGTAACTTCAGTTCCTACTGGCTCAACATTTGAAATATTAATGGTTGGTGGCGGTGGAGGCTCAGGTGGTTACTCAGGTGGCGGTGGTGCAGGGGAAGTATTATATACATCAACAGCATCACTATCAGCAGCCTCTTATTCATTAGTTATAGGTGGAGGTGGTGCATCTAGTAATGGTAACGGTGGTGATATTATAGGTGGAGGTGGTTCTACAACTACAGGTTTTGGGGAAACTGCCAAAGGCGGGGGTGGAGGTAAAGGTTCTGATTCAACTACAACTCCTGCATCTAGCACATATGCTAATGGTGGCGGAGGAGGATCACGCTCAAGTGGTTATGGTGGCTCAACAGGCACTAACGTGTCAATACCTTTTACTAGATACGGTGGATATAGTGGCGGCAGTGGACAAAACAACGGTAATTATCCATGCGGTGGTGGTGGAGGCGCAACTGCTAACGGTGTTGCCCCTGTAAACAATGGTGTAGGCGGTGGTAATGGTGGAGATGGTGTAAGCATTTCTATAACAGGCGCTGCTTTATACTGGGGCGGTGGCGGCGCAGGAATGATTTATTATAACGGCTCTGCTAGCACAAGAGGTGGCAACGGCGGTGCAGGTGGCGGAGGTGGTGGCTGGGCACCAGGTGGTTATTTTGGAACAGGTGGTGCAGGATTTAATTCAGGAGGAAATCCATCTGGATATGTAGGTGGAAGCGGTGGCGCAAATACAGGCGGTGGCGGCGGTGCCGGCGCTGGTGATGGAGGGCCTGGTGGATTATCAGGCGGCACCGGCGGTAGTGGTATTGTGATTATAAGATATAGATATCAATAATGGCAACTCTTAAAAATACATCAGTGAATGACACTGGATATTTACAATATCCAATGGGAACCACTGCTCAAAGACCGTCAAGCCCTGCTGAAGGGTATACTAGATTCAATACTGATACTAATTATATTGAAATATACACAAACGGTGGTTGGTTCGGCGCAATCAAAATAGGATACATAGAAGCAACTGGCGGTACAGTAACTACATCAGGTAATTACAAAATACATACTTTCACAAGTTCAGGGTCATTTCTTGTAAGTGTCGCACCTTATAACACTTCAATTGAAGTTTTGATGGTTGGAGGAGGTGCGTCCGGCGGTAGTTACACTGGCGGTGGCGGTGGTGGAGAAGTCATATACTGCGCTTCAGTTACAGTTAGTGCAACTGCATATCCTATTGTGATTGGAGGCGGAGGCACAGATCCAGGTAATGGTCCTAGTATTAATATACCACCAGGGAGTTCTACTACTGCATTTGGCGAAACAGCATTACCTGGTGGCGGCGGTGTAGGTTCAGACTATTACGGGGTAACAACTTTAAGAAATACTATTGCTAACGGTGGCGGGGGCGGATCAAGAACCGCAGGCTATCAAGGACAAACAGGTACTAATGTTTGGAATACTTTTACTAGATATGGTGGCTACACAGGTGGAACAGGACAGAATGGTGGAAATTACCCTACAGGTGGCGGCGCCGGCGCCGGGGGTAATGGTAGCAGTCCACCAAACAATGCAAGTTCAGGTGGCAATGGGGGCACAGGAGTTCAAAATAATATAGACGGTAACAATTATTATTATGGTGGTGGTGGTGCCGGAATGATATATTACTATAACACAGCAGGCACTTATGGAGGTAATGGTGGTGCAGGTGGCGGCGGAGCCGGCTGGGGAGACAGCAGTAGATTTGGTAGTGGCGGAACTGGTGGAAGAAATCCAGGAGGAAGTTGTAGTGGATATTTAGGTGGTGCCGGCGGTGCAAACACCGGCGGTGGTGGTGGATCAGGTGCAGGAAATGGTGCTCCTTCTCCGTATCAAACGGGCGGAAATGGTGGTTCCGGCATAGTAATTATTAAATATAGATATCAGTAATGAGGTAATCATGGCACATTTTGCACAGTTAGATGAAAACAATATAGTAATAAGAGTGATTGTTGTAGACAACAAAGATACTTCTACAGAAGATGGTGTAGAGAATGAAAATATAGGTATTGCTTTTTGTAGAAACTTGTTAGGACAAGATACAATTTGGAAACAAACAAGTTATAATCATAACTTTAGAAAAAATTATGCCGGTGTAGGTTATAAGTATGATGAAATATTAGATGGTTTTATTCCTCCGCAACCCTATCCAAGTTGGCTATTCAATGAAGATACATGTCGATGGTATTCTCCTATTCCACATCCTAATGATGATAAACCGTATATTTGGGATGAAAACACAACAAGTTGGGTAGAGAAAGTATAGTAAGATAAATACTATACTATGGCTTTAACCGAACTTCAACCCTTTAACTTAAACGATACTGCGAACTACACGTTCGGAAACGCAACAGTTACCGGCAACGTAAACGTCGGTAATGCTGTCATTTATTCTAATGGCAACTCAATAATATTACAAAATCCAGACGGCGGAACGTTCACAGTTGCGGGCACAGGTACTGCTAGCACTAGCGAATTAGCCAATGGTGTCAGCAATATTAATATTCTTAACAACGCAAACATTAATTTTAGCGTTGCCGGATATAGTAATCGTGTAACATTTTCTGAGACTGAGGCTAATTTTGCGGCTAACTTAACAGTTAATGGATTAATCACAGGTGGAAATGCTAATTTAGGCAACAGCGTAACTGCTAATTTCTTTGTTGGAAATCTAAATGGTAACGCTAGTTTCGCAAACGTTGCTAATACTGCTAATTTTGTATTTGGAAATGCAGTTAGCGGTGAAGTTGCAACAGCGAATGTAGTATCAGCAAGTTCACAGCCAAATATTACAAGTGTAGGTACACTTACAGATTTAAGTGTTGCAGGCAATATATCTGCAACAACATTGGGCGGCGCATTAACAAGTTCATCACATCCAAATGTAACACAATTAGGTACATTAGTCAACTTATCAGTAACAGGTAATATTGTAACTGCTAATCATGTAGTTTCAAATAATATTACTGGCAATGGCACTGCGATAACAATATCAGCAGAAGGTACAAATCAAGACGTTAATCTTAGACCAACTGGGATTGGTGTTATTGATGCTGGTAATTTTAGAATCTCAAACGTTGCAACACCTACTGCTAGTACTGATGTAGCAACCAAAGATTATGTTGATAGTACTGCACAAGGATTGCATACTAAAGAAGCATGTCAATTAGGTACAACTGCACCGCTAACTGCAACTTATAATAATGGTAGCAGTGGCGTTGGTGCAACATTAACAGGTACAACTAATGGAGTACTTCCTACTATTGATGGATACTTATCTCCTAGCGTAGGTTATAGAGTTCTTGTTAAGAGTCAAGCAAACGCAGTACAAAATGGTATCTATGATATTACAGATTTAGGTCAAAATGATCCAGGTGGTAGACCTTGGGTATTTACTAGATCAGTTGATTTTGATAACAGTCCAAGTGGAGAAATTGAAGCCGGCGACTTTGTATATATCCAAGAGGGTGATACACTTGCCGGAACTGGTTGGACACAAACAGCAACAGGAACAGGCCCCGGTGAAGCAATTATTGTTGGTACAGATGCAATTGCATTTACACAATTCTCAGGAGGCGGTACATATACAGCAGGTGATGGCCTAACATTAACCGGTACACAGTTTAGTGTAAACACTGCATTACCTAATTTAACTAGCGTTGGCACGTTAACTAGTTTATCAGTTACAGGTAATGTTAGTGCAGGAAATATAAGCACTACAGGTAATGCAAATATTGCAACATTATCTGTTACAGGTGAAAGTAATTTAAATGCTATTGGTAATGTGACTATTACAGGTGGTAGTAACGGCCAAGTTATTAGCACAGATGGTAATGGTAATTTAAGTTTCGTAACTATCGATACTTGGAAAATACAAAATGGTTTAAGTAATGTTAGTGCAGCCGTAGTTAATGGTAATGTAACAGTAGGTGTTGCAAGCAATACTATAGCAACATTTGCAACCACTGGATTAGTTATTAATGGAAATATAACTAGCAACGGAGGAGTCTTTAATGGTGATGGTGGTAACTTAAGCAACATACCAGGATTAAACATAACAGGATCAGTGGCTAATTCGAGTTATGCTACTACAGCAGGTGGAGCAGACACAGCAAATACTGTTTCTGTTAATGCACAACCAAACATTACAAGTGTTGGCACATTAACTTCATTAGTTGTAAGTGGTAATGCTAATGTAGGTGCTGTATTAACTGATGTAATTAAATATGCTAACGGTGATCCATATGAATTTACTACAAACGCCGGCGGATCAAATACATATGTTCAGTTTAATGACGCCAATATATTTGGTGGTGTTGCAAACTTCACATTTGATAAAACTACAAACACATTATCAGTAACAAATATTATAAGTAATGGTGCAGGATTAACAAGTCTAACTGGTGCTAATGTTACTGGTACGGTTGCAAATGCTACACATGCAAGTACAGCAAACACAGTTACAAATTCAAGTCAACCAAATATTACTGTTTTAGGTACATTGGTTGGACTAACAGTTACAGGAAACATCAATGGCGGTAATCTTAATACCACTGGTCGTGCTAATGCCGCATCATTAGCAGTAAGTGGAAACGCAACAATTACAGGTAACTTAACTGTTTCAGGCGTAACAACGTTTGTCAACACAGCAACATTAGATGTTGAATATCCAATCATTGGTGTTGGTCGCGGCCCTAATAATGCGCCATTAACAACTAATGATGGTAAAGATCGCGGTGAACAACTTTGGTACTTTACTTCTACAGAAAAACAAGCATTTATAGGTTATGATAATAGCACTGCTAACTTAATAGCGGCTACAGATGTATCTATATTCAACGAAGTTGTTTCAGTAAACAGTTGGGGTAACTTTGTTGCAGGTAGTTTGATAGCGCAAGGTGAATTACAAGTTGCTGGCAATGCAACTATTAATGGTAACTTAACAGTTGTAGGCAATACAACATATACAAATGCAAATAGTTTAAATGTTGAAAACCCAATTATTACTATGGGCAGAGGTGCAAACGATGCGCCGTTGGTAAACAATGATGGGTTTGATCGTGGTTCTCAAATGTGGTATTATACTACAAGCGAGAAATCAAGTTTTGTAGGTTATGATAATAGTTCAGGTAAAATTATTGCGGCTACTGATGTAGATATTGCTAATTATATCGTTAATGTAAATAGTTATGGTACATTCGTTGCAGGTAATTTAGAAGTTGCAGGTATAGTAGCCAGCGGCGATTTAAGTGCAGCCAATGTATTAGGTGGAAATACAGTATCAGCAAATTACTTTACAGGCACATTAACAACTGCAAGTCAACCAAACATTACAAGTTTAGGTACATTAGCCAACTTAAATGTAAGTAACAATTTTACAGCAGCCAATATTACATCAAACACAGGTAAGTTTACAGGAAATGCAGCCGGACTAACAAATATTCCAGGCGCAAACGTAAGTGGTGCTGTTCCATATGCTAGTGTTGCAAACAGTATAGCATTAGCCAATGTAGTTGGAATAGGTAACATTGCTAATGTTAACATTGACGGTAACTCAAGTAATATACTTTATGGTAATGGTACTTTTGCAAGCGCACCTATCACATATGGTAATAGTAACGTATCAACATTCTTAGCAAGTTTTGGATCAAATGTTATATCAACTACTGGTAATATTACTGCTGGAAATGTCTATGCAAATAGTGGTACAATTGGTGCTAACGTAATTACAGGTAATTTACTAACTGGTACGTTAAGCACTGCGAGCCAACCAAATATCACAAGTTTAGGAACATTAAGTTCATTAACTGTATCAGGCAATGCCAACGTTGGTAATATTGGTACAGCAGCATTAGTGGCAACAGGAACAGGTTCATTTGGCGGTAACGTCAATATGAATAACAAAAATATTAGTAATGTCGCTGAGCCAGTAAACGCACAAGATGTTGCTACAAAGAATTATGTTGATACAACTGCACAAGGATTACACGTTCATGATAGTTGTATTTCAGCAACTACTGGAACATTAGCAACGGCATCAGGTGGTACTACAAGTTATAATAACGGCAGCAGTGGTGTTGGTGCAACGATAACTACAACAGGTACATATACAACGATTGACGGTGTTAATATTGCTACTGTAGGTACACGTGTACTTGTTAAAAATGAAGCAAATGCCGCATGGAATGGTGTATACGTTTATACCAATGCAACAACATTAACTAGAGCAACCGATTACGATACTACCGCAGAAATGGCAGGTGGTGACTTCTTATTTGTAACATCAGGTACTACTCAAGCAGACTCAGGATGGGTACAAACAAACGATAACCCTGTAGTAGGTGTAAGTGATATTACATTTACACAATTCAGCGGAGCAGGTACATATCAAGCGGGCACTGGTTTAACATTAACAGGACAAACATTTAGTGTAAATGCAAGCCAAACACAAATTACAAGTGTAGGAACCTTAGGCTCATTGGGTGTAAGTGGTAATATAACGGCTGCAAATATAACTGCAAACACAGGTATATTCAGTGGTAATGGTGCAGGACTTACTAACTTAGCAGGTGCTAATGTAACTGGCACAGTAGCAAATGCAACTTATGCAACAAGTGCAGGATCAGCAACAAGTGCAAGTAGTGCAACTACTGCAAGTACCGCCGGAACTGTAACAACGGCAGCACAACCCAATATTACGTCAGTGGGCACACTAACAAGTCTTTCAGTAACCGGCAACATTACAGCAGGTAACATCACCGCAACTCATTATGGTGCAGCCACAGGATTAACAAGTATACCTGGCGCTAATGTAACTGGTACCGTAGCAAATGCAACTTATGCAACAAGTGCAGGAACTGCAACAAGTGCAACAACAGCAGGTACAGTAACAACGGCAGCACAACCCAATATTACGTCAGTGGGCACACTAAGTGGTCTTACTGTAACAGCAACTATCACAGGAAGTGTATCAGGAAGCGCAGGTACAGCCGGTACAGTAACAACGGCAGCACAACCCAATATTACGTCAGTGGGCACATTAACAAGTGTAACTGTGTCAGGCGCCGCAACATTAACTGACATTTATATTAATCGTTCAAGTGGTAATGCTACTGGTATAAATTGGTATGCTACTAACTATAATACTTGGACCGAATATATGTCACCTGCAGGGGCTACTGGTTGTGGACCTACAGCGAATATCACAGCACCAACAGGTAACATTGTAACTAGTTGGGGATTGCGTAGTTTTATTGAAAATTCTAGTGGATATGGTTGGACATGGGAATCAGCAGCCAATGGTAGTAACCCAAGCATCGTAGCAGAATTACGTAGTAGTGATGGTTCATTTAGAAACACTGGTAACATTTATTGCGTAGGCGACGTTATAACTAATTACTCTGATGAAAAACTTAAAGATGTAGTTGGTAAGATTGATAATGCAGTAGAAAAAGTTTGTGCTATAGATACATTCTATTATCGTCCAAACGAATTAGCAAAATCACTAGGCGTTACTGATGAATTACAAGTTGGTGTCGGCGCAGGATCAGTACAAAAAGTTGCAAGCGAGACTGTTAAGCCAAGTCCATTACATCCTGAATATCTAACAGTCATGTATGAAAGATTAGTTCCATACTTAATCGAATCAATCAAAGAACATGAGAATACGATTCAAGAATTGAAACAAGAAATTAAAAAATTAAAAGGTGAATAATGGGTTTCTATGTAGGCAACAACGCTAACGCAAACGTTAATGCTACTAGCAATGGATTTAACGTTGCTACATTTACTACTGCAACACGACCTGCAAGCCCTGTGCAAGGTCAAGTAATATACAACTCTACTACACAGACAATGCAAGTCTATGCTAATGGAGCATGGAATAACGTTGGAGTATTTCCCGGCACTGCTGGATATCTATATAGACAGGTTATCACAAAAAGTTTTGTCTGCGGTGGCTATCAAAATAGTAGCCCATGGCGCAATGTTAATAGAATGACACATGCTACAGATGTATGTACTAACTTAGGAGACTTGTTATCACAAGCCGGTGCATATGTTAGCGGGGTCAATAATACTACTAGAGGATTTATTTGGTCATGTAATGGTATGGGATCAGGTACAACTACATGTGCTATCAATATGAATACTGAAACTACTGCCGGTACTAACAGTGCATGGAATATCAGAGTTAGTAGAGATGATAGTGCGACTGGCTTTAAAGAAACAGAATTTGCATTTGTTATGGGTGGCGGGTCTGCAAGCATGGATATTTTTAATCTAACAACAGAAGCAATGTACACTAGCATTCCATGGCAGCAACCATTCAATACATCATTATCATATAATGCTCAAGGAAGTGCAGATAGTAGTTCAGTTAGTGATGAGAATGCTTGCTATTTTTGGAGTACAAGTCAGGGTAGTACTAAATTAACATTTAATACACATACATTCACAAGTAATAATCTTTTAAAACCTGCATATGAAATACGAGGTACCCCATTAGGTGGCGCACATGGTCAGCAAAAGGGTATTAACAGTAAACTAGGTCGTGGATATGCAGGCGCCAATGGAACTTATAACGGTGGTTATATTATGTATCGTATGGTATTCAGCACAGAAACAGCAACAACAATTAATAAACCAATTGGTAATAGCGGAGAAGAAAATCTCGACATGGGACAATCACATCAATACATGATGGGCATGTATGATGGAGCACAGAACAATCGAGGTTGGAAGTTTACTTATGGTACCGATACCGGTATTGAATTGGGCAGTGGTAGTGTAAGAACAGGAGTACCTGGTGGTAGTTCTGGTCACTGTGTTTGGAGCGCATAATGACATTTAAAGTTGGTTCTACAGATATAATGTCAACACTGGGTATATCTGTACCCTCATTTACTACAGCCACAAGACCTAGCAATCCTACAACAGGACAAACAATTTATAACAGTACAACTGGTTACTTAGAGATGTATGATCAGGGTATTTGGAAACCTGTCATCTATAATACCAGCGGTGGTGCATTTTTATATAGACAAATTATTACTAATAGTTTTGTAGCAGGTGGATACAAAGATGGCACACCATGGCAAAATGTCAATAGAATGAATCATAGTACAGATATATGTACTAACTTAGGTAGTTTATTAAGTGTTGCGGCAAACTACACATCTGGAGCAAACGATTTAACAACAGCATACACTTGGGGGGCAGAGGGTAATAATAACAATAGTGCCGCAACATTAACAGTAGCCTTTCAAATGTTTACTGAAACAACTGTTGGCACAAACAACAATTGGAATCTAATTAACGGCAAGAATGATAGTGCTACAGTGTTCAAAGAAACACAATATGCATATGTAACCGGCGGTGGCGGAACTCAAGTAAATGTTTTCACTTTCGCAACACAAACTATGAGTGCCGGAGCAGTTGCCGGAGTTACTGGTGATTCTGGTTATAGTTATGGAACCAGCGCATTCAGTGACGAAAATGTTGGTTACTGGTGGGGTGCCGGAGGACAAAAAGTTACTTTTGCATCAGGAACTACCTACTCAGTTGCTACTGCCAGTGGTGTGAATGTTAATGGTCAACAAAAGGGTATCAGTAGTAAATTAGGTAGGGGATATTGTGGTAATGAAGGAGGTTATAACGGTGGTTATAATTTTCGAAGATATGTAGTTTCAACTGATACATATACACTTGTTACAAGACCAATTGGCAACATAGGTGAAGAAAACTATGATATGGGACAAGCATGGCAATATATGATGGGCATGTATGACGGCGTGCAAAACAATAGAGGTTGGAAATTTACATATTCAACTGATACAGGTTTTGAATTGGGTAGTGGTAGTGTAAGAACAGGGGTACCTGGTGGTAGTTCTGGTCATTGTTATTGGAGAGGTTAAGTGGCTTTTAAATTAAACAATACTGATATACTAAGTGCTAATGGAGTTAGTATTCCAGTATATACTTCGGCTACAAGACCAGCAAGTCCAGTTACTGGTCAAGTAATCTATAATTCAGATACTAACATCATGGAAATTTATGATGGTGGATTATGGAAAGACGTAACACAAACAGCAGGTGGATTACAATTTCCTTATAGACAAATCATTACAGCAAGTTATGTTGCAGGTGGCTACAAAGATAGTAGTCCATGGAAAAACGTTAATCGCATGCAACATGCGACCGACGTATGTACTAATCTAGGCGATCTGTTAGCACAAAATGCAAACTACACTTCTGGTGCATGTAGTTTAACACGTGCTTGGATGTGGTGTGCAGCGGCCGCGGCATTTGGAGAAACAACAAGAACAACTGTAGCATTTAATATGAATACTGAGACTACAGCAGGAACACAGGGTTCTTGGGATATGCCAGTAGCAAGAAACGACTGTGGTACGATATTTAAAGAGCATCAATATGCATATGTTACAGGTGGGGGTGACTCATCAATTAGTGTATGGACAATGGCTACAGAAGTATTTGTAACAGGTAGCGGCACGGGGCAGACGGGCGATAGTAATTATCAATATGGTGTTAGTGCTTGGAGTGACGAGACATTTGGATATTTTTGGGGTAGTTCAGGACAAAAGTTAACTTTTAGTACAGGCACTACATTTACCTTAGGTACAGCAAACGGAGTGCAAACAAACGGACAACAAAAGGGAATTAGTAGCAAATGGGGTAAAGGTTATATGGGTAACGAAGGAACATATAATGAGGGCTACAATCTAAGACGTTATGTTTCTGCCACTGATTCATACTGGACCGTAACTAAACCCGTAGGTAACTCAGGTGAAGAAAACTTTGATATGGGTCAAAATTGGCAATATATGATGGGTATGTATAATGGTGCTCAAAATAATGTAGGTTGGAAGTTCACATATAGTTCTGACACTGGTTATGAATTAGGATCAGGAAGTGTTAGAACTGGCGTCCCGGGAGGAAGTTCTGGGCACGGCTTTTGGAAGGCATAAGTAGTAGCAGAAGGAGTCGATAAATGAATGACCATGACAATTTAAGCCAAGAACACAGAGACCTTATAGAAAAATCAAATAATCGTAATTTGGTAATGCCCGAATTCAAAGTTAAGCACTTTGTGGGTAATGCTCAAATCACACCATATGCAAAATTAAAACAATATATCATAGAACTAAACGGCCGTGAAATGGCAGTTGAGTCGATGTTATATGAGAATAAAAAGGCTCAACTTGAGATAGAACTTGAAGAAGAAAAAGCAGCCGCATGCCAAAGCCCTGCACAGAAAGCATTACATGAACTTGAAATTTTTAAGATGCAGGCTGCATTGAAAAGAAGTCAACTTAGACTACGTGATGCCACAGCAGAAAGAAATCTGTTTTTAAAAGTCATTGATGACTTTAATAACAGTCCTGAAGGAACATTACCTGATGGTACTAAGTTGATTGATGTGTTTGATGATCCTGAATTATGTGAGAGATTAGAAAGAGATTATTGGACATTACGATTAGCAAAACAAACAGCAATGGATATGATTGCTTATGGTCGTGCAGGTGTAGGTAATATGGATGCAGTAGTCATGCTTGCTCCTGACCAACAGTTAGAAGTAATGAAGTTAGCATGCGATTTCTTTGTAAGAAATGAAATTCGTACTAATAATTTACTAAGTCAAGTAAACCAAAACGTCCAAAACAATATGTTAACTAATTCACCATTAGTAAAACAATTGATGTTTAAGGCAGAAGAAGAAAATGTTTCTAATATTCAAAACGATCAGTGAACCGCAGTTAGGATTAGTTAAACGTGTTGGTCAATACATTGACTATATCGTTGGTTGGTTAGATGATAGCGTTAAAGATTTAGTACCAATCAAACATCTTAATCCTACAGTCATTGATGACGAAGATGTTGCACTAGCATGGAAGTTTGCAGGTAATTTCAGTGGTTATGTAAGTGTAAGAGTTAACACACTTATCAATGATCAACTAGATATTGTTAGTAGCGATGAACCTTCTAGTGTAAAAAAGAAATACTATCTTACAGAAAAAGATTTAGAGAATGGTGCTAAATTTATGAAGATAGTTTTAAGAAAAATGCTAGATGAAGTCTACGATAAAAGATTAGAACATTTGAATCTGGGCGTAAGTACCTTAGAGTTTTTATCTTGGAACACGCAATTTGCAGAAGCGAAACAACATTTAGAAACAAATGAAACTAATCTTCCAATGTTGCAATCACTGGCAGAGCAAAGAAACATTTCACTTACTGAAATGGCAAATAAAGTAGTTGATGCTAAGAATAGATTTGATAATCAAGTATCAATACTATTGTCCAAAAAACAACTGATTGAAAAAGAAATCAGAGAATGCAAAGACATGCGTGACTTGAATGTGCTTATACACAATCGTTTTGGATATAATATGCCTGTCAAACAGCAATTAGAATTGGGTATAGAGGAAAGTTCTAAGTACGATTTGTAAATGATACATAGAGATATGTTCTCTATTCCTATCAACCCAAAACTAAACGAGCAACAATTTAAAGACTTTTACGAGTTTTTAAAAGAAAACAAAGACGTTATATACGATTTGTATTTCACAAGTCGTATGCCTCCCTTTATACAGGATGCAATGGGTGACGTATTCAATATCAATGATACTGCACCTATTGAGGCTGCATTATATATTCAAAAATCATTGGGTATTAAAGTATCAGCAACGTTTAACAATACACTAGTAAGACCTAGTCAAGATAACTTAGACTTGTTTATACATAACTTTAAGTTTTTATACGATGCTGGAGTTCGTAGTGCAACTATTCCACATACTACTTGGATATTGACGGGACAGATACAAAAAGCATTTCCTGAATTATTCATTAAGAATACTATATTATGGGACGTTAATCGTGCTAATGATGTAGCAAAATTAGCAGAAGCAGGATTTCATTATGTAAATCTTGACCGTGATCTAATGCGTGACCGTGATGAACTTATTAAGATACGAAAAGTCGCAGACAAATATGGTATAAAGATAAGTTTGCTTGCTAACGAAGGTTGCACTGGCGGTTGTGCAATTATGAAAGAACATTTCCAGTTCAATAACACTAGAGGTCAAGACGGGGCACAATACTTTAACGATACAATAAGCAGAGTTAGTTGTGTTAAATGGGAAATGGAAGATCCTAGCAGTATGCTTAAGACTGCAAACTTTCCACCATGGCGTGAAGATTGGGTAGAGTTGATGCAATATGCTGATGTGATTAAAATGCATGGGCGTGAAAGCATTGATAGATTATATGATACTATGGACATTGTTCGTAGATATAGAAATAATGAACCAATACTGTTTAATGCATTTGAGGAATACTTAGAAGATACCAATCTTAAGGGTAAGCCTATACAAGCATGGCGTGATAAAATAAAGAATTGTAAGTTTGATTGTTGGGACTGTGATTATTGCGATAAGATATATCAAGCAAAATCTAAGGAAGTTGCACATCCAAAAATATTGGCTGTTACTGAAGAACTAGTTAATTCTGTAAATATTGATTTGGATATCAAGGTTGAGGGACTAACAAGTCCTAGAGTACAAAAACTCTTACATGCATTAGCCAAACGTAGCACAAACTATTTAGAAGTTGGTAGTGCTATGGGTGCAACAGCATATCCTGTTGCATTAGCAGGTATCAATATGCATTGTGTAGACAATTGGTCAGGTAATATTCAACCTATGAGTGAAGAGTTTAGTCTACCCGACAATACAAAAGGTGAATTCTTAAAGAATCTAAACGGCTTCAAAATCAATATACATGATAATGATGTATTTGCTACAGACAAGTCTAAAATAAAAGACATAGATTTATTTTTCTATGATGGTCCGCATGATATGGAAACAACAATGCGGGCTGTAAGATATTTTAGCGATTGCTTTGCTGATACTGCTATTTTAATATTTGACGATGCTAATTGGCAGGGTGTAGTTCAAGGTGCTGATATGGGTATTGGCGCCGCAAAACTTACAAAGATATATTCTAAGATGATGTTGAATAGTCCTGAAAATAAGAACATGTGGTGGAATGGATTATACGTTGCGGTGGTGCAAAAATGATTAAAAGATTTTTAGTGTTAACAGGGGATGTATTTCAAGTAAACATCGGTACACCTGAACAAAGACAAGACTTAATCAACCAAGCATATGAGGACCAACGTAAAAATCCAAATACTATGATGTTTACTAATCCGGGGTGCTGGAGAACTTATTACAAGTATAACAACATTGACTGGTTAATGAAAGAGATACAACAAGTTGTTAGCGAAGCCGGAATGTATTATCAAGAATTAGACCCTACATATAAAGATAAAACAAAAGAATTTGTGGGCAGTGAGATAGCATATTGGACTAATATCAATAAACCGGGAAGTAAGAACAAGGTTCATGAACATAGATTATGGCAGTATGTTGCAGTGTATTATCTACAAGCAACAGGCACAGGGGACATTGTATTTTATAACCCTAATAACATAACAGATAGTTGTAATTTATTTGCACCCTTCACAAGCACTATCGCTATATCTCCTCAAGATGGAGATTTACTTGTATTCCCTGCTTGGCTACCTCATGAGGTTGAGACAAACACAAGCGATAGAGATAGAATAAACATATCAATGAATATCAGATTTAACCCTAAACCAGAACAACAATATGCGCAAAATTGAATTTTATAGTGATGTATACGGACTAGCAGACACCGTTCCCGTAATAAAACCCATAGATTGTTTACCAAAATGGGTAAACATTGTTCGTGCAGATTACAAGCAAAGTGATAAGGATCAGACTCATTTATATCGCTGTCCAGGAATTTTTGATTTATTCAATCATGGTTATATCGTACCCGCGTGGCATGACATATCATTCAAAACTGACGGCGACAATTATGCATGGGAAGTTCCTAGTAAAGAATTAGTAAAATTAAAATCTAATGAAGATATTGCTTCAGCACATAGTTATAAGACTACTGGTAAACATCTTCCTAGACCAAAATGGGCACATCCTAGCGTATTAAAATTGAACACCCCGTGGCATGTTATCGCTCCTAAAGGTGTAAAATTATTGATAACCGCAGTTCCTTATCCTGATAGTTTTGATTTTGAAGCAATGACCGGTATATTAGATCCTGCAATCAGTACAGAAATCAATATTCAAATGAATTGGAATATACCTAATGGTAGTGGAAGAATAACTGCGGGAACACCTTTAGCACATATCATACCTTTATGTGAAGATGAATTAGAACTAGTTGTTCGTGATAAGAACGCACATGATGATATATGGTCTAAAAAGCGTAATTTTGTAAACAGTATGAGTTACATTTTAAATAGGACTAGATTACGTAAATTATATGAAGGGCACTTTCATAAAGAAGAAAAGAAATGTCCGTTTCATTTTTGGAGAAAGTAATTTATGCAGTATTTGAAGGGATTAGAATATCTTTGGTTAGTATTCTTTATTATGATAGTTGCAGGCATTGCGAAAGAGAAGAGCCTCTTTATGCCGGTGTATTCATATATTAAGGATTCGTTTAAAAGTAATCGTGTTGTATTATTTTTAATTAGCGCAATAAGTGGAGTATTACCCATTGAGGGTAGAGTTACAGTAAGCGCCGGCGTACTAGATACAATTTCTCATAAAGATTGCGAACATAACCATGGTCGTCAAAAGATGGGTATCGTAGATTATTTGTCTACTCACCATTATTATCTATGGAGCCCACTAGAAAAAACAGTTATCATTCCAATGGCTACATTTGGTTTAGGATATACTGCTTGGTTGGGTATGGTGTGGCCGTTGCTGTTAGTTACAAGTTTATTCATTTTCTATTACATTTTCTTTAGAGTCCAAGAAGATGAGATTAATATTGAAGCGGTGCCATTTAAAATTAGCGCAGTCATGCGCAACGTATTACCCTTCTTTGTCGCTGTAGGAACATATATCTATCTAGGTGGTGAAAAGCATGTCTTTACAATATTTGGATTGCTTGCATTGTATTATATTTTCCTAACACAAACGTGGAATATTAAAAAACTATCGTCCTATATAAATTGGGAAGTATTATTGACTGTCGCAGTTGTCATTATATTAGGCAACTATTTTAAGAGCCAAGAAGCACTTATTAATGCGTATATTAAAGGATTGGGTATTGATGTAACAACCTTAATAGGTATGCTGATAGTATCTGGTATAGGATTTGCGGCGAGTTTTGTTATGGGAAGCAGTGGAAAATTCATAGCATTAGCAGTTTTAATGTCTACAGTATTTGGACCTCAGTACTTTTTATGGTTTTTTGCTGTAGATTATGTTGGATATTTACTAAGCCCAACTCATAAATGTGTTATGGTGGGCAACAGATACTTTGGAACAAGTCTGAAAACATATTATTATGCATTAGGAATTTGGGGAATACTATTATTGTCTGTAGCAGGAACAATGACTTTCCTAGTTTAAGTATTTGTAAAAATCGATAAATATACATAGACTTTTATGTATACTTATGGGTTCAAAAAAGATAAATACTTGTATTAGGGATTAGACATGTCATTAATATTAAAGCAAGAATCGTCAGCAAACGTACCTACCCCTCCCGCAGGTAAAGGAACACTATTTTTAAACGCCAGTGATCAGGTGGTCGTAAAAGACGCCACTGGTAATACTCAAACTTTCCCTACAGTAACTACAAGTAATACTCAAATCGTATACAATGCTAATGGTTCATTAGCAGGAAGCGCAAATTTAACATTTGACGGTAGTAATCTTGCTACTACCGGTATTAAGACTGACAATCTCTATTATGCTAATGGTAACCCTTGGGATTTGGATAATCCTGGTGGTTCTAATCAAGCAGTACAATTTAATGACAGTGAAAGTTTTGGCGGTAGCGCAAACTTTACATGGAATAACTCAACAGAATTATTAACTGTTAGCAATCTTACAGTAACCGGCACATTGATTGCTGGAGACATTGCTGTTTCAAGTATCGCTAATGGAACAAGTAATGTAGACATTGTAGGTGTAAGCGGTAATGTAACAGTAAGTGTTGCAGGAAATGCTAACATTTTAACTGTAACCGGTACCGGCGCAAACGTGTCAGGTACTTTAGATGTTAGTGGAAACCTAACAGCAGCCAATGCAAACTTAGGAAATGTAGTCACTGGTAACTATTTTACTGGTGTATTGACATATGCAGCCCAACCAAATATAACAAGTGTAGGTACACTAACAAGTTTATATGTAGGAGCAACATCTAGCAACGTTGACTTTGCTAATGCAAAATCAATCAGTTCACAAGACAATGTTGGTAATAGTGCAAGTGATAACATAGGTTTAGTTGGTGAAGGCGTTGCCGACGGTACAAACACAAGTGTTACCGGTATAGGTTTATTAGGTCACGCTAGAGTAGCGAATGGTACTAAAGCAACTGGTGTACAAGGTCAAGCATTTGTAACTAACACAGCAGACACCGGCGCCGCAGTTGGTATTCGTGGATATGCAGTAGATACACATAGCGGTGGATACAATATTGGTATTCTTGGTAATGCTATGGGTAGCGGAGTAGGTAACTATGCATTCTACATTCAGAATGGTGGTATCGCTAGTATTGAGAATGCAACGTTTTGGGACTTAACAGATAATTCAAATGCTGCCCTAACATTTAATAGCACCGGTAAAGCAAACATATTTGGTATAGAAACTACAGATAACGCAGAAGGTATTTTCACTTCAGGATATTTAAACGTTGTAGGTAACATATCTGCAAACGGTATTAAGACAAACAATTATTACTATGCTAACGGTAGTCCAGTTGACTTTCAACAAGCAGCCGGCTCAAACACACAATTACAGTATAATGATAATAATGATTTTGGCGCAAGCGCAAATCTTACATTTAATTCAATTACTAACGTATTAACAGTTGGTGGAAATGTTAGCGCAGGAAATGTTAGCGCAACTGATATTTCAGCAACTACATTGGGTGGTTCATTAACTACTGCAAGTCAACCAAATATTACAAGCGTTGGTACATTAGGTTCATTAGCAGTAACAGCAAATGTGACCGCTGGAAATGTCTATGCAAATAGCGGTACAGTTGGTGCAAGTTTATTAACAGGTACATTAACAACAGCCGCGCAACCAAATATTACATCGGTAGGAACACTAACAAGTGCTACAATAACAGGTAATGTAACTGCTGGTAATGTCTATGCAAACAGCGGTACTATAGGCGCAAATGTTGTCACAGGTAATGCAGTAGGTGGTACGTTAACAACAGCCGCGCAACCAAATATTACATCAGTAGGAACACTAACAAGTTTAACTGTTACTGGAAACGTAGCAGGTGGCAATTTAAATACAGCGGGTAAAGTTGTAGCAAGTAGTTTAGAAAGTAATGTTACAACAGGTACTGCTCCTTTAGCAGTAGTAAGCACAACACGTGTTGCAAATCTAAATGTATCATATGCTAACGTAAGTGACTTTGGTGTTGTAACAGCACAAAGTACAGGTACATATTATCCTACATTCGTTAACGGTAGTTCAAGTGCTAATTACGCACTTGCAGCAAACTCAGGCTTTAGTGCTAATATTGCAAACGGTGGTTTAACAGCAACAACATTCATTGGTAACTTATCAGGCAATGTTAATGGACAACTTGCTAATGGTACAAGTGCATTAAGTATACCTTCTAGTGGTGGAAATGTCAATATCAGTGCAGCCGGCAACGCCAATGTATTAGTAGTTACTGGTACAGGTGCCAATGTTGCAGGAACTTTAGATGTTACAGGTAACATAACCGGTGCTAATTTAGTAACAGGTGGTGTATTGAGTGTAACTGGTAACGCTAACGTTGGAAACATAGGCGCAGCCGCAGGTGTATTCACTGGTAATATATCAGCAAATAATTTAACTACTACTAATAAAGTAACAGCAGGTAATGGATTACAAGTATCAGCAGGTACATTGACCGTTACTAACGGTAATTTAGATGTAACAGGTAATATCAACGTAACAGGTAATCTGAACTATTCAAATGTAACTGATCTAGTTGTTGGTGACCCATTGATCTATATTGGTGCTAACAATACAGGTGACCTCTATGACTTAGGTATTGTTGCAAGTTATAACAATGGCACATACTATCACACAGGTATAGCACGTAACGCAAGCAACGACTACTGGACATTCTTTGACGGTGTTGTAGCAGAACCAACAACAGTTATTGATTGGGCAAATGCAACATACCCAACTGTTAAGTTAGGTAACTTGATTGCTACAGGTACAGCAAACATTACTGGTAACGCTAACGTTGGAAACATAGGTGCAACAGGGGTAGTAGCAACTACATTAGGTGGCACACTAACAACCGCAAGTCAACCAAATATTACAAGTGTTGGAACATTAACATCACTTGCGGTTACAGGCACGACAACATCTGGTAATATATATGCTAACAGTGGCACAATTGGCGCAAGTTTATTAACTGGTACGTTAACAACTGCGGCTCAACCTAATGTCACAAGTGTTGGTACACTAACCAGTTTAGGTGTTAGTGGAAATATAACAGCCGCAAACATAACAGCGAACAGTGGTGTATTTGCCGGCAATGGTAGTAGTCTTACAGCATTAAACGCAAGCAATATCTCTACTGGTACACTAGCACAAGCAAGACTTGCTAATGCATCATTAACTGTTAATGGTACAAGTATAACATTAGGTGGTTCAGGTACAATCACTGCGAATACAACACAAACATTGACATTTGGTAGTTATCTAACCGGTACAAGTTTCAATGGTGGAACAGCAAATACTATAGCAGTAGATGCTACATCAGCAAATACAGCAAGCAAGGTTGTTGCACGTGATTCAAGTGGTAATTTTAGTGCAGGAACAATTACTGCAACATTAAGTGGCGCAGCAACAACTTCTGGCACAGTGACAACAGCCGCACAACCCAATATAACAAGTGTTGGAACATTAACATCACTTACAGTTACAGGTAACGTAACTGCCGGTAATTTATCGGTAAGCACAGGTACAGTAACATTAGGTACATTAACAACTGGTGGCAATACCACAGCAGGTACCGTAACAGGTAATTGGACACTAAGTGCCGGCTCACGTTGGAACGCTACATACGCTGACTTGGCAGAAAAATATGTTGCTGATGCAACATACGAGCCAGGTACAGTATTGATATTTGGTGGTGTACATGAAGTTACATTAGCAGATGAATTTGACAGTACCCGTGTTGCAGGTGTTGTGTCTACTGATCCAGCATTCTCAATGAACACCGCATGCGAAGGTCAACATATTGCAGAAATAGCACTACAAGGTCGTGTACCATGTAAAGTTGCAGGTAAAGTGAATAAGGGCGATCTAATGGTTACTGGCGCAAATGGTCATGCAATTGCTAACAATATAGCACGTGCAGGTACTATTATTGGTAAGGCGTTACAGAACTTTGACGGTGATACTGGTATTATTGAAGTAGCAGTTGGTAGATTCTAATTAAACAATTCGGGGAACACCTCACGCTGTGCCCTCAAATAATTATCGTAAGTTTTATCTACAAAATTTGGTATAGGCTTGTTTGTTATAATAGACAACAAGCCTAATACCTTTTCTTTATTAAACAGTATATCTTCTAGTTTGATTTCAAATACTTTATCTTTATATTCATTTGGTACTACTAATGGATACTTATAAGAGAATGGAAACACATGTGTACTATACGTGTTTAACTCATATTTTTTTCCAAGTTTATGATGTGCAAAATTAATCATATACTTTGTCATGTTTTCTGAAAAGGTAATTACAATATTTTTCCCATTAGGAAATATACTGAAAAAAGATTCCCAATTTGGTGCATTGTGTTCTCTATATGTTAATGGCTTATCATCATATGTTGTCAATATAGATTGATAATCTTTTTTGTCATCGATTGTACTAGAAGGCATAAAAGGATAAAAAGTAGAATCACCTTCTGAATTATTCCAAAAACATACATCATGTGCATGTGAATTAGGAAACTCTATAACTCTTTGATATGCTACATGATCTTGAGCCAGTATTTGTTCTAGTATTGTTTTGATGAAAACACCACAGCACCCTGCAGTAAAACTGATTAGATAGGTTTCATTATTAATCATGCATGTATTTAATGATAAGTAGTATTGATGAATGTATTTGTATTAGATTATCAAACAAGACTACGTGCTTGGCACGACCTCAGAGAAAAAATAAGTTCTTGCGATTTAAAAGAGAAATGTATACAGATAGACGCATTTTGGCAACAGTCCCCGCAGGTAACTTATTACTTACACCCAATTGATATGCCACATTGGCCTAATCCATGGGAGTTATTGGCAGATAATAATTATTGTCCATATGCACGTGCTTTGGGTATAATTTATACGCTATTGTTATTGGGTATCAAAGATATTGACTTAGTTGACGCAAAAGACGATAATAGTGAAGATGTGGTATTAGTCCTTGTTGATAACGCAAAATATGTATTGAATTACTGGCCTAATACGGTAGTAAATAACTGTCTACAAGACTTCACAGTAACGAAACGATATGACGTTTCGCCAATAATAACCAAAATAGGCAAACCATGAAAATATATGTCACTAAACGAGACGGGAATAAAGAATTATTAACACTAGAAAAATGGCAAGCGCAAGTAGCAAAAATATGTAAAGGCATAGCAGATGTAAGTCAGTCAATGATAGAAATCAAGGCTCAACCACATTTCTATGACGGAATTACAACTAGAGAAATTGATGAAATAACATTACGTGCGGTTGTCGATCTTATTGATATTGAAAGTAATCCAGATATTGGAAATACAAATTATCAATATGTTGCAGGTAAACAAAGATTAAGTATGTTACGTAAAGATGTATACGGAGGTTATAATCCTCCTCATCTTTATGAAATCGTAAAAAAGAATGTATCCATCGGACTTTACTCACCAGAACTATTAGAATGGTATAGTCAAGACGATTGGAATAAAATGAATGATATGCTTGAGCATGAGAAAGATGAACAATATTCTTATGCGGCTATCGAACAATTAATTGAAAAATATCTTGTGCGTAATCGTAGCACAAAGGAAATTTATGAGACACCGCAAGTACGCTACATGGTTGCAGCCGCCACTGTATTCCACAAAGAAGAACCCAACAGTGCCCGCATGCGTTACATCAAGGAATATTACAATGCCGCAAGTGACGGCTTATTTACTCTTGCTACTCCTGTTCTCGCCGGTCTTGGCACTCCTACTAAGCAGTTTAGCAGTTGCGTACTTATCCGTAGCGACGATGACTTGGATTCGATCTTTGCGTCAGGAGAAATGATGGCAAAGTATGCTAGCAAACGTGCTGGCATTGGTTTAGAGATTGGCAGATTAAGACCTCTAGGTAGTCCTATTAGAGGCGGTGAGATTATGCACACCGGCATGATTCCTTTCCTTAAGAAGTGGTTTGGTGATTTGCGTAGTTGCTCACAGGGAGGTATTCGCAATGCAAGTGCTACTGTATTCTATCCTATTTGGCATCATCAGTTTGATGATCTTATTGTACTTAAAAACAATCAAGGAACCGAAGAAACCAGAGTACGTCATATGGATTATGGGGTTGTGCTTAGTAGTTTCTTCTGGAGAAGATTCAAAAACAGAGAAAACATAACTTTCTTTGATCCAAATGAAGTACCAGATTTATATGAAGCATTCTATTCTAATACAGAAAAGTTTGAAGAACTATATGTAAAATATGAAAAGCAAAAAGGCTTGCGTAAGAAAACTATGTCAGCCGAAGAAGTTTTTAAGAGTGGTATACTAAAGGAGAGAACTGATACAGGTAGAATTTATCTTGTGTTCATTGATAATGTAATGAATCAAGGACCATTTGACCCTGAATACCACACTATCTATCAGTCAAATTTATGCTGTGAAATTCTACTTCCTACTAAGCCCTTTAAGCGTTTGGATGACAGCGCTGGTCGTATCGCTCTATGCACGTTGGGCTCAATCAACTGGGGTGCATTCAGAAACCCTGAAGATATGCGTAGGGCTTGCCGCATATTGCAGCGCAGCCTTTGCAATATATTGGATTATCAAGATTTTCTATCCATACAGTCTAAGTTAAGTAATGATGAGATTCAGCCATTAGGTATTGGCGTAACCAACTTAGCATATTGGCATGCTAAAAAAGGATTGAAATATGGTGACAAAGAAGCACTGCAAGAAGTTAAGAGTTGGATGGAACACCAAGCATTCTATCTCACAGAAGCCACAGTCGAACTCGCAAAAGAAAGAGGTCCGTGTAGTGAGAGTAGCAAAACACGTTACGGTCAAGGTAAGTTTCCCTGGGAACTCAGAGCAAAGGGTGTTAACGAATTGGCCAATTTTAGTCCCGAACTAGATTGGGAACCGTTACGTGAACAAATGAAAACATATGGAGTACGAAATGCAACACTTATGGCCATTGCTCCTGTTGAATCTAGTAGCGTCGTTATTAATAGTACTAATGGTATTGAGTTGCCTATGTCCCTCATTACTGTTAAAGAAAGTAAAGCAGGTAGTTTCACACAGGTGGTTCCAGAGTTTCAGAAACTCAAAAACAAATATCAATTAATGTGGGAACAAAAGGACTGTGTTGGGTATATTAAAACTGCGGCAGTTTTGGCCGCTTATGTTGATCAAAGCATAAGTACTAACACGTTTTATAACCCAGCACACTTTACAGACAGAAAGGTTCCAACTACACTTATTGCTAAGAACTTGATGCAAGCCCATATGTGGGGTCTAAAGACCTTCTATTATAGTTTGATAAACAAACAGGGTGCAAAGGTTCAAGAACAAGATGTTATTGAGAACACAACTGTAGAGAACATTGAATTATTAGACGATGATTGCGAGGCATGTAAGTTATGAGAAATTTATTGAATCTAATGGAAGATACATTGAACGATGCTTGGTTTAAAGATGGATTTCAAACTTATAAAAAGCCAGCAAAAGAAAAGTACGAGATTGCACAACAGGATGGAACTATCCAAACATTAGAGGGTCCTGTTAATTACAAAGCAGGGTATTATATTTTAACTGGACCCAAAGGTGAACAATATCCTATGCCACCCGAAAAGTTTAAAGAACTTAAAGATGATTTGGGTGATGGAGTATGTACTCCTAAAAAGATTATGAAAGTTGCAAAACTTGCAGACCATGATGGTAGCGTAAAAACATCATGGGGAGAAACATTGAACTATACTGCTGGTAACGATTATATTGTAAGACACGGACCCGGTGATTATGGAGTCGTAAAAGCAGACATTTTTAAACAGACATATCATACAAATGAGTAGACAACAATACAACTTACAGACAAAGACAGACTACATCAATCGTAAAATGTTTTTGGACCCTGCTGGTCCTGTAACCATTCAACGTTTTGAAGAAGTAAAATATAACAAGATTGCAGATTTTGAAAAGACTGCACGTGGATTCTTTTGGGTACCCGAAGAAATCAGTTTGACTAAAGATTCGCAAGATTTTAAAGACGCTAGTGACGCAGTAAAACATATCTTTACTAGTAACTTACTTAGGCAAACAGCACTTGATAGTTTACAAGGGCGCGGACCCAGTCAAATCTTTACACCAGTTATATCATTACCTGAATTAGAAGCACTTGTTTATAATTGGACATTCTTTGAGACTAACATTCATAGTCGTAGTTACAGTCATATTATTCGTAACATCTATAATGTACCTAAGGAAGTATTCAATACTATCCATGACACTAAAGAAATTGTTGATATGGCAAGTAGTGTTGGAAAGTATTATGATGACTTGCATAGATTAAATTGTTTAAAAGAAACTTCAGAGTCTCCATCAGTTCCTTTTAGTGAAGCAGACCATATTAAAGCAATCTATCTAGCATTACACGCAAGTTATGCACTAGAAGCATTTAGATTTATGGTATCATTCGCTACAAGTCTAGCAATGGTTGAAAACAAAATCTTTATTGGTAATGGCAACATTATTAGTTTGATCCTACAAGATGAATTACTACATAAGGGTTGGACTGCATTCCTAATCAACCAAGTTGTTAAAGAAGATAGTAGATTTGCCAAAGCAAAACAAGAATGTGAACAAGAGGTTCTTGCAATTTATAGTGATGTTATACGTGAAGAAAAAGAATGGGCTGAGTATTTGTTTAAGAAAGGTCCTGTGATTGGTCTTAACGCAAACATTTTAAAAGACTTTGTTGACTATACAGCACAAGATGCATTGAAGCAGATTGGAATCAAGTATTGGAACACAGCACCAAAGACTACTCCTATTCCATGGTTCAACAAACATAGTGAAACCAGTAAAAAGCAAACAGCATTGCAAGAAAACGAAAGCACCAACTATGTAATAGGTGTTATGAGCGATTCAATAGACTACGAAGATTTACCTACATTATAATAAGGAGAAAATAAAATGAAAGCCATAGTATGGAGTAAGTACCATTGTCCCTATTGCGATCAAGCAAAAGCATTATTAACACAAAAAGGATATGAGATTGAGGAGCGTAAAATCGGTGACGGTTATACAAAAGAAGAATTATTAGAAGCAGTACCAACTGCCAAAACAGTACCACAAATCTTCTTGGGTGAAGAGTATGTAGGTGGATTTACAGAACTTAAACAAAGGTTAGCAGCATGAATTTAAACACAACAGTAGGACAAGTATATACATTTAAAATGAACAGCGGCGAAGAATTAGTAGCCAAAGTTAAATCAGCAGGTGAAGGTTACGTAGAACTAGAAGAGCCAGTAAGTATTGCCCCCGGCCCGCAAGGCATGGGTCTAGTTCCCAGTTTATTCACCTCAGAACCCAAGGCCGCAGTTAGACTAAATACTAATAGCGTTGCTATCGTTGGTCCAACAGACGACAATGTAAAGATGAAATATCTTGAGGCAACAACAGGAATTAAAGTTCCTGAGAAGAAATTAGTATTAGGATAATTATGCCACAATTGAGTCGTAAGGGTGATCAAAATGAAACTGGAGGGCAAATTATTAGGGGCGCAGGCACCGTATTTGCCAACGGAATCGCAGTAGGATTACATGTAAGCGATATCACTCCTCACGCTCCATTTGGAAAACCGCATCCGCCCCACAAAGCAGCAAAGACTACCGAAGGTAGTCCTACTGTATTTTGTGAAGGGGTACCAGTACTTAGAGTAACTTCAGGTAACACATGTGGTCATAAAATTATTCAAGGCAGTCCCAATGTTTACTGTCCATAACGATCATGGCAGATACAGGTAAACAAAGTCCCTTAGGTGTTAATGTATTAGGCTCTGTTCTACAGAATAAGGGCTATACTATTAATAAAGTTGCTGCCAGTTACATGGGCGCAAGTAAAACCAATGGGTTATATTCGTTTGGTTCACTGGTTCAAGGCACTGTACTAAGATTACAGACTTGGGGGATACATGATGCATACAATAGAGGAAGATTGACTACAGGTGTTGATTCTTCTGCTTCTACATTAGTAAATAATGCTACGTATGACAATTTAATCTATACAGGATTCACTACTATTCCTAGTTTAGGTAATGCTAGATCACCTACATATTTACCTATAGATAATGCTAATCTATGGACTGCTGGAGGGACACCGGCAAGTACTGCATGGGCATCTTCGGGAAATACATGGCAAAAACAAAGTGCAAGTTGGATACCATACAATACATCTAACGTTAATAGAAGTGTAACTATGTGGGGTTATATTCGTTTACATGCATTACAGGCATGGAATGAATTTAAATATAATTCTGATAATGCATTAACTGCCCCTGAATACAAAGAATTTTGTTCATCGTTTTTAAGTTCCAATGCGTTTGTAAATTATAGCAATCAAGCAATATTTGCAATGCAGGACAGTAAAGAATTCTTAGTTGGCGCATTTAGTAATAGTAATGATTTAATTAGTGCAGATATCACTGGTGTCAATTTAGCAGTTTACAATTTTGGTCTTGATTTAGTTAACTTAGGTAAAGCACTTGATTTAAGCACAATTGCTACATTTGGTTTACCTTCTACATTATTAAGAACATTAGGCTTAAATGGTGCAATAACTCAAGATTTAAGTTTAGCATTAATCGCCGCAGGATTATCAAGTGTTGATATTAGTAAAATAGGATCAGGACAAAAGACTGATGTAACTAGAGAACAAGAACAACAAATATATGGTGCATTCTTATTAATTCAAGGAATTAATTTACAAAACGTATTAGCACCATTGCAATGTAAAACAGCAGGGTTGATATCATTAGCAGACTTATTGAGTGTAAGAAAATTATTTCCTATAAGTTTCCCCTCAATGACGGTTCCAATATACAATACACAGCCCGGGCCAACTAATAGTAAAACATATTATTTAATTTATAGTGGTACTGGAATTAATTCACAAATTACGTCAAATGCAATAAAAGAAATTGTAGGTGAACAGATTCCAGCAGGAACACCTCCAGTTAGTGATATACAAAATTCAGGTACTTCGTTTACATTGCCGCCTAAAGGTTTTGGAGCAAATTTAATAGGCATTATACCTCAAGATGATGCGGTTGCAGCCGGTGCATTTAGTTATTCAATGCGTCAAATAAGAAATGTTCAACAGGCTGAAATAACTAAATTTGCTTTAGTAGCATTAGGTACAGAAACAGGAACAGGTTATCCTAGAGCCACCGGCACTGATAGACCAGTTGTTACTGAAATGGCAAACTATGGATTAAATGTTTGCGCACAAGGTAGCGGAGTTTATGGATCATTCACTATGAGTGATTTGTTTGGTTGTATGAGTGGTCTTCCTTATCCATGGAAAAACTTGTATGAGAGCATTCTAAAGTTACAGACACGCAAATTACACAATATATATCAACAAGATTTTCTAGCAATTACTTGGGAAAAGGCTGTAATGTCGATTCAACAGCCTTATTACATACAAATATCTAGAGCATATGTTCCACCAACTGTAAGTGCTAATGGATTCAATCCGGCATATGATCCTAGACAAGAAATACCTAATCCAGCGTATCCTGCTGATCCGTCAGCACCACCCTATATACCTAATCCAGCATATAATCCTATACCATATGTTAATGGTAGTACAGGAGCAGAAACTACTTGTCCTACATATTATAGTGATGGAGGAAAGCCTGAGATTTATGATTGGTATTATGAATTAAAGATTAACTTATCAGAAGATGGTGGAGGATATGGCAGAGGTACTGCTCCCAATCCTGTTGTTACAATAAAACCTAATAACGTGGGAGCAAGTGCGACAACAGATGTAGGCAGAAATGATGCAATTGCAGAATCGTTAGGCGGAGGAACCTTTGGTAGAGTATCATTAAAAACTAGCAACAACGGTGGCAGATATAGATGGTTTACCGGACAAGTACAAGACAACTGGGTAAATATTCAAGGGTCTGATACCGATGATGCAGAACCTACCCCGCCTGAATATTTTGGAGGATATCCAGGTTATGGATCAGTATCCAGAGATTATACTTGGGTAGTAGGTACGATACCACAAGAAACTATTACTATACAACATGGGCCTATAGCACAGTTGCCGGTTAGTGTCAACGGTGATGTTGCAACCAATGGTCAAAACACTCCGGGTGATATTCGTTCGGATCCTTTCTTGTTTCCTGGATTAGACGGAGAAGGCATACAAAGTTATGGCACTAATCCATGGCCCGCACCAATGAATAGCAATATTCAACAATACATTGATCAGGCTAATGCAGAAATTTTGGCTATATCTCTTGCAAAACCCACTGAGACAGTAAACAATAATTTGATGTATAGAATTCTAGGCACACAGTTAACAAGAGAACAACGCACACGATTTACTGCATTGCCCCCTGTGCCCGTACCAAAAGATATATGGATTAATTTATACCCAACGTCGTTATATGTTTTTGTTGATTCTATTCCAAGTTTAGCACAAGATACTAAACCACATATGAGCGCACAAACATTAGAGGCGATATCTGATTTAGATACTACTGGTGGACAGAGTACAGTTGTAATGCAACGTCAAGAACGTAATCAAACAAGATTACAAACAGTTGGAGTTCCGTTAGACAACAACTTAAACACTGATATGACTTCACAGCAAACACAAGTAGTAACTATGAATGGAGTTATACCAGGAGCAGTTGACGGAGTACCGTCTGACACTAAGAATTATACACTACCTGCATGGCCAGGTAATTTGGGTGAGGGTGGAGATTTAATAACACCTAAGCCAACAGGCAGAATGACAGGCTCTGGGCCAATCATAGGTGACGGAACAACTCCTGGAGAGTTTACGGCAATCACCTCAAATTTACCATTCCCCGCAGTTGGTCCTATTGTTGTAGTTGGACCCGGTGATTATGTAAACACTTATCCTGAGATTGGACAAGTGCCTGACTTTGAAACAGACGGTGATCCTAATAGAATCCCAAGTGGGGGAGGAGGTAATCCCGGAGGTGGCGGAGGAAGCGGTGGCGGCGGGTCTACTAATAATGGTGGTGGAAATGGCACTGGAGGCGGCACTGGAGGCGGCACTGGAGGCGGCACTGGAGGCGGCAATCCTGGAGGAACAGGTAGTGGAGGAACTACAGGTTCGGGAACAGTAGGAGGTAATCCAGGTGGAATAGTAATTGTGACCCCTCCGGGCTTTGGCGCACCTTTGGGTAAATCGCCCATACCCGTAAATTTAAATCCTCTGTATACTAATAGCACGTTATTACCAGCAAGTTTATCAGTACAAGAAGCAATCGATAAGGTAATCGAATGTAACTGTGACTGCTGGATCACATAAGTAAGACCAAAAAACTTGTATAGTATTAAAAACTATATTAGAATAACGTCTTGCCTAGATAATTCGGAATTGTCCGAACAAGAAAGGAGAAGCAAAATGGAAAAATCGATGAAAGGTATGTACCATATAATTGGTTTCATACTAGTGGCGATGTTTACATTCCAGATCACCAATCATAAGTTTCAATATTATAAAGAAAACTTTGGAGACTCTGATAATGTATCTATTAAGGTCATTGAACAAAGATTAAATTGTTTAGCATTAAACATTTACCGTGAAGCCGGAAATGAGCCGTTCGAAGGTAAAGTAGCAGTAGCACAAGTCACATTGAATCGTGTGGGGCATCCTTCGTTCCCAAAAGATGTTTGTGCAGTAGTGTACCAAAAGAATGTTATTATGGAAAAAGTCGTATGTCAATTTAGTTGGTATTGTGATTCTGTTCATAGAGCAAGACCAATTAATAATGCTGCCTATAAAGAAAGTTATGAGGTAGCCAAAAAAGTGATGCTTGAGGGTTTTAGGCTTGACGGAGTCAAGAATGCATTGTATTATCATGCAGACTATGTAAAACCTAATTGGAAGCATGAACGAGTAGCAAAAATAGGAACTCATATTTTTTACAACGAAAGGACAGTAAAATGACAGAGACATTGGCTGATAAATTTTTAAACTTTTTTGCAAACATTGGTAAAGATTTCAAAGAAAAGATTACCAAACTGTCTAGCGACACTATTCATTGGATGGCAGTTCTATGCTTGCATGCCGCAACCGCACCTAATTTATTGGGTCTAATGTTTGGTCTTACTGATACTATGCCACCAATCGATATTATATTGATTGTTTGGGCAGGTCTTGCATTGTTGTTTATGAAAGCAATCATTATGAAAGATCGCCTTAACTTGATTACAATTGGAGTTGGATTTATGGCTCAAGCAGTCGTTATGGCACTCATCTTCTTCAAATAATGGAAGAAGATAAAAAATCTAACCAAGCCAAAGGGCGAGATAGTTACGACATGACTGTTGGTGACAATCTTGTCACCTTTTTTAATAGAAACGTCACTCCTTACCCCACTGAGGTAGGAGGTCCTAAATTTGACTTAGTTCCGGTCACTAAGCAAAAGGACATCATGCTCAATGTTGCAAGGTTGCATGCAAATCAAGAGTATGATAGAATCATGGAACTGGTTACTGTATTACAGAATCAGGCAGCACAGATAAGACGTAGACTAGAATTAACCGACATGGTTCATAGTGCAAAATACAATTTTCAATTGTACCATAATCAATGTTACTGGCTTGCATTTGATCATAGAAAGAATTATACTATACTTTGTCCATTAGGTCCCAATGATTGGTCTACTGGAGCCCCTAAAGAATGGGAATATATTACAAGAGTAAAATGGTTAGGTGATTATACCTGGCTTGAAGTTAACCCCGATGGAAGTGACGGAACACAGACATTATGACTATTAGTAAAAGTCCACAACGAAATACTTTTCAGATGGAAAGTTACATTGAGCGTTGCAAAAAAGAAGATAAAGAGCCGTCAAAAGATTACCTAGAAATGTTTTTAGAAACGCAAAGAGATGCTGATTCTAAATTTGATGATCCAAGTTCACATATTGACAATTTAGAATATGATTTGCGTACCACTCAGTGGATTTTAGAAAAAGTGCGAAATAGTGAAGCATACGCACAAAATCTATATGCCAGTATGTGTAATACTGACTTCATAAAGAATGATGTATGGCCTATACTTTCTGAAAAGAGGTGGAGTTGCAGTTGGCGTTATGCCGGTGGTATCATTGCCGATATGAGACAAGAAGGGGATTATATTGATTGGTACTGTAGCGGTATTAAAAATAGTTTGACTGAGGATGAGTTAAAAGAATTAAATGCAGAACAACTAGACAGATATGAAATTACCAAAAGTTTTGTAGGTGAAGGCTATGTAACTGATGAAATCCGTGCTGATTTATTGAAGTTAGGGTGGATAGTTATAGAAGATGATGATTTACCTGTATAAATACATGGTATAGATATAAGGATTAATTATGGCTTATAGTACACAGGTAGTTGATCACTATGAAAACCCCAGAAACGTGGGTAGTTTTGATAAGTCCGATAGTGGTGTTGGCACTGGTATGGTTGGTGCACCTGCTTGCGGGGATGTAATGAAATTACAGATCAAAGTAGACGAAAGTACAGGAGTAATTACAGATGCTAGATTTAAAACGTATGGGTGCGGGTCGGCGATTGCTTCGTCAAGTCTTGTCACAGAGTGGGTCAAGGGTAAAACATTGGACCAGGCAGCAACAATCAGAAACACAGAAATCGCAGAAGAACTTGCGTTGCCCCCAGTCAAAATCCACTGCTCAATCTTAGCAGAAGATGCAATCAAGGCAGCAATTGAAGATTACAGAAGTAAACGTACAGAGCCCGTGCATTAATATCTGTAAGTTAGATAAAAATAATGTTTGCATAGGATGTAAGAGGACCATTGCTGAAATAGCAAGTTGGTCCTCTTTATCCAATACAGATAAACAACTAATCATTGATAGAGTTAAAAATGAGCAATGAACAAACTAAAGTTAAGGTCAGTAAACGTAGATTAAAAGACGATAATGCAGTTCGCAAGCAAGTAAAAATTGCAAAAGCCCATGGACTTACTCAAGATGACTTGCTTAAAATAGAGCCTCATAAATATGCAAAACATCATGCTATGAATTGTGGTCAACCTAATTGTGTGTTATGTGGAAATCCTAGAAAAATATTCAAAGAAAGAACTATTCAGGAACGTAAGTTTATGCAAGATGTAGACCATAGAACAGATAAACACAGTAATGGAATAGATCCTACAGATGAATAAAGTATGAGAAAGCCAAAACTTTCTATATTTTTACATCACCCATATTGTAGTCTGCAATGTGGTGCAGGAATGTATGAAGCATTATCACCACACTTTAAAACAACTTTCTTTACAGTTAACGATATTAAAGAGTCAACGTTTAAAGATGTTGATATAATATCTTTCCCGGGCGGAATAGGCGATAGTGATATATTTGATAAAATACTTAAGCCACATAAAGAATTATTTCAAAGTTTACTATATCAAGGTAAAAAATATTTAGGTATATGCATGGGAGCATATTGGGCTGGCAAGCATTACTTTAATATACTTGAAGGTGTTGATACAGTTCAATATATTAAAAGACCTCACGCTGAAATAAAAAGATCCTTTAGCACAACTACCAATGTATATTGGGAGGATGAAGAATATGAAATGTTTTTCTATGATGGATGTGCTATGATTGGTAATCAAAATAAATTTGAAACGATAGCATATTATCAAAACGGTGATCCAATGGCTATCATACAAGACAACATAGGTATTATAGGATGTCATCCTGAAAGCATGCCTAGTTGGTATCCAAAGAAATACCTCAAAGAAAAGTGGCATTACTGGTATCATCATAAGTTACTTGCTGACTTCACACAAAGATTGTTGTAACACAACCGTCATAATTTTGACACAATTTTTTAGTAAATATTCTTGTTCACATTTTATAAGGAGATAATATGAACAAACTACTCGCTACCTTACTAGCGGCTGTAACATTTACGGCACACGCACAGACAATTAATGGAGCCGGAGCAACATTTCCGGCTCCGCTTTATGCTAAATGGGCAGAGGCGTATAACAAAGAAACAAGCATCAGACTTAACTATCAAAGTATTGGTAGTGGTGCAGGTATAAAACAGATTGAAAACAAAACAGTAACGTTTGGTGCAAGTGACATGCCACTCAAAGATGACAAACTAGCAAGTTTGGGAGCAACACAGTTTCCAACTGCCATTGGAGGAGTGGTTCCAGTTATCAATCTTAAAGATGTTAAACCCGGCGAACTAAAGTTAACTGGAGCAGTTATAGCAGATATCTATTTAGGAAAGATTACTAAGTGGAATGACCCTGCTATTGTTAAATTAAATCCTGCAAGTAAACTATCTGATCAACAAATTATGGTAGTACGTAGAGCGGACGGTAGTGGTACTACGTTCTTATGGACAAACTATTTGAGTAAAGTTAGTAGTGAGTTTAAATCTAGTATTGGTGAAGGCACCGCTGTTAACTGGAAAGTAGGAGCAGGTGGAAAAGGTAACGAAGGCGTAGCACAAATGGTTCGACAGTTGCCAGGCTCTCTTGGTTATGTTGAGTATGCATATGTTAAGCAAACTAAAATGAATTGGGTACAGATGCAGAATAAAGATGGACAATGGGTAGCACCTGATGATTCAACATTCAAGGCTGCGGCAGCAAATGCTACTTGGGATAAATCATTCTATCAAATCTTAACAGAACAACCCGGTAAGCAAAGTTGGCCTATTACAGGTGCAACATTTATTATTATGTATCTAAAGAATGACAAGCCACAAGAGGCACAAGAGGCAATTAAATTCTTTAAATGGGCTTTTGCTAAAGGTGACAAAATGGCAGAGGATTTAGATTATGTTCCTCTACCTGATAATGTTGTAGCACTTGTAGAAAAAGAAATCAATAAAATTAAATAATTTGGTTTGAAAAGGTCGTCACGACCTTTTTCTTTGGGTAAACAAAACAAAATAGTAGCATATTTAAATATTAGTAGAGCAATATATACATACAGAGTGCTTTACAATGAATGGATGCTTTACTTGTTTAAATTGTGGTAAGATAAACCCTGTAAAGGGTCATTCATATACCAACAAATACTGTAACAATAGTTGTCAACAGCAACACCGTAGCAGATTGTTAGTTAATGAATGGAAAGAAAATCCAAAACAATCTTGGAGACAAGTCCCCGAGTATGTTAAGAAATATCTTATTTCACAGAAAGGTCATAAGTGTGAAGTATGTAACAATACAAAACACAATAAACATGAAATTCCTTTATTAGTAGATCATTTAGATGGCAATCATCATAACTATGATGAAAAAAATTTACAGTTGATTTGCCCCAATTGTAGATCACAAAAGTAATTCACACACAAGGAGAAACAGAATGAAAACAATAGGTGATAAGGTTGAAACATTTGCAATTACAGGCGTTAAGCCAAGTGTATTGACACCAGACAATGCGTTTGAAACAATTACAGAAAAGAGTTTTGAAGGTAAATGGAAAGTTGTAGTATTCTATCCCAAAGACTTTACATTCGTATGCCCAACAGAAATAGTTGCATATGACAAGTTGAACAAGGATTTTGCTGATCGTGATGCTGTATTACTAATCGGCTCAACAGATAACGAGTTCTGTAAGTTAGCATGGCGTAATGCTCATGAGGATTTAAAGAAAACAAATAGTTGGATGTTTGCTGATGTTGCCCGCGGTGAATTGTCACTAGCAGAACAATTAGGTATATTCTATGCACCAGCAGGTGCGGCACTTCGTGCGACATTCATTGTTGACCCTGATAATGTGATTCAACACGTTACCGTTAATAACTTAGATGTTGGTCGTAATCCAGACGAGACATTGCGTATTCTTGACGCATTACAGACTGGCGAACTATGCCCATGCTCACGCCCAATTGGCGGTGAAACACTGTAAAATATGTATTTTTGGATTGTTGCTTTTATTGCATTACTAATAACTATAATTGTTGCTATCAGTTTATCTGAGTTAATGAAAGACAACAATGATTCATAATGAACTTTTTAGGAGTATATAAATGAATTGGGTAGATAAGGTTAAGGATAGCATCCCTGATCATGCTAAAGATATCAAGTTAAATCTTGATGCAGTTATGAATAGATCAGGTTTAGATGAAGTTGACGCACATGCTTGTGCTTTTGCGGCTGCAATTGCGGCAAGCAATGGCGAGTTGGCATATGAAATTTCTATGGACGGTCCATTGTTCCAGACTCTAGAACGTGAGGCTGCAAAGACTGCGGCAGCATTGATGGGTATGAATAATGTGTACTATCCATTCGTAGAAATGACAGGTGATGATCAGTTAAAAGGATTACCACCCGGCTTACGTATGAATGCATATGCAACACATGGAGGTGTGTCAAAGAAAAAGTTTGAGATGTATGCACTGGCTGCAAGTATTGTCGGTAAATGCCATTTTTGTGTCAAGAACCACTATGATACATTAAAGAAAGAAGGCATGACGGTGCAGGAATTACAGGCTGTGGGGAAAATCGCGGCTGTTGTTGCGGCAATTGGTAAAGTGGCTTTATAATTACTTAACACCAATTACCATAAATCTCTTATATCCCCAATCTTCATATCCTATATGTTTATCACCAGTAAACATATAATGAGAGAGGGGATATTTTTTGATTAGTGCATCCAATGATATGTTAGGATTTGTAACTTTCCATATACTATCATTATGAACTACATCACTGGATTGAATACAAACTAATGTACCTTTTGGAATTCTATAGAACCAAAGACTATCCATGTGTTCTACACTACAGTTTATTACAACGTGATACCCATAGTAGTTAAATAGGTTAGCATCAGTTGTAACATTTTGTAACTTAGCGTTTTTACCCAACATCCAACCCTCACATAATTTGTCTGCAATGGGTTTTACATTAGGATCAATGTCTATGCCCAAAATTGATTGATATAAATTATGGTTTCGTGCTAACATAGTGTATCCTAGTAAGTTGTACCAAGATCCTAGATTAGCAACAATTGCTTTGTGAGGTATATAAGGTTCTAGGTTTTCGCATAACCAAATCTTACTTTGTGTTTGGCCGTGTGATAAAGCAGAATAATCCATAGAAATATTTATTGGGCAAACAGAGGTTGACTAAATATTTAAAATG